GGGCTTCTGTCTTTTCTGGAACCTTTGTAATATTCTCCTCTTTTGGGGCTTCTATTTTCTCTGGAACCTTTGTAATGTTCTCTTCCCTTTTCTCTTCTATTTTCTCTGGAACCTTTGTAATGTTCTCCTCTTTTAAGAGTTCTTTCATCACCAAATTCAAAAAATTATTCTTTGTCTCAAGGCTAACATTTTTATTATCTTCAGATTTATTTTCGTTGAAAATATTGTTTATTGTAGACTTTATTTCATCTTCTTTTTCTCTTTTTAAAGTGTTTATTTCCGTCAACTTATCTTTAGTGGATTCTAGAATAGGGGGCTTTGACTTTTCATTTGAAGCATAATCCGGTTTCGATTTTTGTAACTCATTTATAGTTTGATTATACTCATTTATTATTTTTTTATTTTCTACAATTTGATTATAATAATTTTGTATAGTTTTTTGATCAGCTTGGATTTTATTGTCCTTTAAAAAAGACATCACATCATCTATTGTGGTTTCTTTTTGTCCTGATTTTATATCAACATCTTCTGATTTTTGATCCGAAGATTTATTTTCCTGAATATTCCTTTCAGGTACTTTTTCGGGATTACTATCTTTAATTTTAAAAAATTCTTCAGGATTCATTTGTACTAATTATTTAGAAGATAAAAACAAATCCATCTCTTTAGGACTCATTTCGTATATTTCTGAAAGTAAAAAATTATATTCTTTTTTTAAAGTTTTTATTTTTTTGTAAAGGTTTTTCATATCTGTGGAGTATATGAATTTTATAAAGTGATATAATGTATTATCAAAACAGTTAAAATACACTTTAGGAATACCCTTGATGTTATCTGGACACTCAAACATTAAAATTTTGTTATCTTCAATGTGTTTTTTAATGTCATCTTCGTTTTCTCCGGTTTCTTCTAGAATCTCAGAAACATCAGAATAATATAGTTTTTTTGGTAATTCGAATCCATTTATTTTATACTTTTTAGAATCTTTGATTATGTTTTTCAAAAACACCTCGTATGTTATTTTATTGGATTCTTCGTCTTTAGCTGATAACTTTAAAATATTTCCTAAATAATTTAAATGTAAATGAATAAGTAAAACAAATTTGTCAAAATTTGTATAATTTTCAATATTCTTTAAAGACTTTTCGCATATTATTTCAAATAACATATGCGTGTTTTCTATATCTTCAGATTGAATATAAGAGTTAAGTTGAATGTAATCCCCAAATTGAAGTTTATTAACCCCAATCTCTTCTCCAAGACTAGGAATATAACATTTTGTATAGAAATCCATTTATTAGAAAAATCCTGTGAGATTTTGCGGAAAGCCTTTACCATTTCCTTTTTGAAAAGGGCTTATTCTTGGAAGGCTTCCACTAAAAGCTCCAGCTATTCTATTTATAATGTTTGGGAGAGGAAGATAGAGGGAATTTGAAATAGTATAATCGGTATAGGTCCAAGTTGTTTTCATTGTTGGAGCATTATTCGGTTCGTCGTATGTGAGATTTCTACTACTAACTGATAATGGAGCACAATTAAAAAATACCCAAGTCTTTCTTGGAATCATTGATACGTGTTGGAATGTTCTAGTGTATTCCAGAATATATACGGTGGATTTAACATTTCTGTAATCTCTTTTCCTATCAGAATCACCTTCCCTAGCAACAAATCCAAAGTGTTCCGCTGCAATGACCCAAGGTCTTATTACGAAGTCTGTAAATGATGTATTTGTTTCTAGGAAATCTATGCTTAATGTATTTGGTGATTTACGATCCCCTGCCAAAATGCCTGGTAAAAAACCTCTGGTATTCGGTATTGAAGCCTGTGTGACACCGTATTCTTCAGAAGGTAAGCTAACTCCTTGAGCAAATAAGCAACCATTAACTTTTTGGAAAGGATATGCTGTTAATTTGTTTTTAGCTGAATCTATATTATAATTTTTATAATCTCCACCAGTTCTTTCCAGTCCTTGGATAATGCTGGTATTAACACATACAGGAAATGGTTGAATTAACACAATCCATTGAGATTGAAGAGGAATTGCAGTCAACCAAGACTCTAACTGAAGGAGAAAATAATCTCTTGTGGATATAAGAGGAGTGCCTTGAATATTAAACCCAAGAAGTTCTCCAAAATTTGGTTGTGTTAACGGATTTAAACCCGTTCCAACATTTTTAAATGCATTTAATGCACTATTGAATGCATCGTTCAATCCAGCCATTTTAATTATTTATGGTGGAGGGAATTTTAGTTCTTTCTTACGTCTCTCCAGTAATGATAAGCGAAAGTCACATCAAATGTTCTTACAGCACCAGTTCCTTCGGACATTGTATATGATATGTCACCAACACTCTGAATGCTAACGCCGACTAATTGATATTGATTGATTCTTTCAAAATTATTATCTAATTGAATGAGGTCGATTGTTGAGTTTTGAGTAGGTGTTAAATAATTTCCAGTACTATCGGCATCATCAAAGGTGTCTCTAGTCCAGTCCATGAACTTTTGACGTAAATCGGAATTTGCACTGCAATAAAAAGTCAATTTATATGCATTGGAATTCGGATAAGTCGCCACGCCTGGTAAATTGAACGTCAATCCCATATATTTCGCATTAACGTTGCTGATTGCCCTAGATGGAAGAGTGGCTGTGGTAGCATAAACCAAATCATTTTCATCGAATTTGATTGTGGTTCCTTGTGGTGAAATACTTAATACTCTGAATTGCACATCACGTGCGAAATCACGTTCTGCCGCTACTCTGTAGAAGTCTTGGATAGTTTGTTTTGTTGCTGCCATAATATTTTAATTATTTATATGTTAAGCTCCGATCAATTCATCGAAGTTGGTTCCGGTTCTAGTTGCATAGAAGTTCACAAGAATGAACTCTGCCGCTCTTACAGGTTGAATGTAGATGTCGATCTTCAATTCGTTATTGTCGATAACCTCTGGAGTATTGTTTAACTCTGAACATACAATTCTGTAATCGTAAAGACCTTCTGTGTTCTTTGCATTTTCGAAGATAGGACTCAATGCATTGACAACTTGAGTTCTTGTAAAGAGAGTATTCGGATCGAATACGAAGAACTTTGCGGTTTGCTTTGTGGATTTTTCTAGATTCAAGAAAAGTCGGCGAACATTGATTCTATCAAATGCTGATGGTTTTTTGAGCATTGTCTTTTGACCGAAAACAACGAATCCTTCATTCGGGAAGAATGCAACTGGATTCATCGAAATCTTATAAAGTTGATCACGTTGTTTTTGTTTTGGATAAATTGCCAAATCATTAACACCAACAAGAACGCCTCTTGTGAAACCAGCTGGTGCGAACCAAGGTTGGAAGTTGGCATCGGTATTTGCCATTAGCCCTCCAGCAAATCCTGAGAATGGTACCCAAATTTGGCGATTGCTCTGTGGGTCCAAAACTTGCGCCCATGTCGCATATGTTGTGGCATAAGAGCAATTTGTCGTTGCGAACAAGTGTCTAAGGGGCCAATAAACGTGTTGGGAGAAGTTTGCTGTTACATATCCTGCCGCAGTTGGATCTGGATCGTTTCCTGCATTTGGGGACCAGAGTTTTTTAGCATTAATTATTTTGCTATTTGCTCCTTGAACGAAAATGTTTCTGAGAGGATCGAGAACTACCAAGAAGTCTTTTCTAATTTTCTCAGCATAATTGATGAATATATTAGAAACAGATGTATAATTTCCACGGATTCTGAGACCTTCTTCTGTGAGATTTTCAAGATTTGTTGTGTAGAATCCTGAAAGTGCATTCAATGGAGTGCTGTCAACATATTCACCAGCAGATTGATAGTCGATCTCTGTGCTGAATCCAGATTGCTCGATAGCATTTACGTAGATTGTCCCAAGACCAGCTTCCAATGCAATGTCGATTGGATAGAGTTCGTCACTTTCAACAAGTTCAAGAGCGCGATCCAATTTTTGTGGAAGAGCACCGATTGTCTTGTTTACTGTAACTGTATTGCTGTAAACTCCAAGTGGGAATAATGCATCAGCATATCCATACTCATCAGCAATATT